ATATGTTTGTGCCGAGTAATGACGATAATTTTATAGACCATGCATCCTCTTTGGACTTGGATGAACTGACTGACAAAGCCAATGACGAAAAACCGCAATTGGAGGAGTCGCGGCTGAATAATAATGAAAAAGAATCAGTTGCGCTGTCGCCGCGTAATGAAAAAAGTTTGCTAAAAATGGTGAAAAAGCTTGAAGCGCGATGTTCGTTGCTAGAAAGTGCGCATGTCGACAATAGATCGGAAATACAATCATTAAAGGAAAAAATCAAACAATCCCCACGTGACGATAAAAACAATGTAGTTCCGTATTTATTGGAGTTATTGTCTGGTAAAATTGGCAATGTTGGTCTGGATGTAATCGGGAAACTTCTGGGCAGTGCTCTTAAAAATATAGGCCCAATTAGTATTAACTTTGGCGATGAAAAATAATTCAGTCTGATTTATTTCAATTCATTATGATTTAAAACAAATCAACATGTCTTTGATGAAATGCCCTGAGTGCAATAAAAAAATATCATCTAAATCCTCAGCCTGCGTTTTTTGCGGAATGCAGGCTCCCTGGCAGAGTATTCCGGAGGAAACAATAGCGACCTATAAATACAGAATGACAGCAGCAGCGCCGCTCTGGTTTACCATCTTCTGCGGCCTGGTGTTTTTTTACGGAATAGGTCTCCTCTTGCTATTGTTTTGGTTTATCCTGAAAACTCCCGCCCCAACTCTCACCATAACAAATAAAGCCGTTATATATAGAACTCCCGGAGAAAAACGCATCGAAATAACAGAAATCGACAGAGTCACAGCCTGCGCCAGCTGGCCGCAGAGTTCTTTTAACAACGGTTATGTCGTTATATATCAAAAAAGCCTCCTTTCGCTTCCCATGATCATTAATGGCCTTCCTGACCCTAACAAAATCGAACAAATTATCCTCGACCAAAAAGCCAACCTCCCTTAACCAAATCTCCCGGAAATTTCCGGGAGCATCCCCTTTTATCTACCTTCCGTTTCTAATACCACTGTTTTTCCCTAATTCCCCGCAGAGTCCTCTTCCAGCTTCCTTACCCTTTTGCGAAAAATTTCAAATTAGGTGTTATAGGTGTTATGGAGGTGTTATGCTAAGTGCTTGATTTTAAAAGCCCATAACAGCTATAACAGCATAACAGCTAATTTTTCAATTGTTTAAAAAAAAACAGACATTTTTTAGCGCGGATTTTTTTCTATTTTTTATTTATGCTTTTTTAGGTGTTATTACTGTTATAGCTGTTATGGGCTTTAAATATTAGCACGTTAGCATAACACCTAACATAACAGTAATAACAGTTAAAATTAATAAAAAGTCTTTTAATTGTATTAAAGAAAGTGCAAAATATTAGCCTGATTTGATTAAGTCCTTAAAATCACTAGGTTTGTTACTATACCCGAAAAGGAGCTTACTTTTGGGGGGTAGGAAGCCTTTTTAGTGGGTTAGGAACCCCTTTTCAAGGGAAAGGAACCCCTTTTCAGGGGTGAGTAACAGCAGAGTCTATTCTTCTTCTATTTTTGGCCGCTCCCAAAATTGGTATCATAAAAGCACCTTTTGGGCTTGACTTAATGGTATCATAAAAATACCTTTATATATAACGAGTCACAAATTAAAACCAAAAGGAGAAAAATGGAAAAACTGAATAGATCGAAACTGCTGAAAAAAGCCTGGCTGTGCGCCGATGAAATGTTTGCCGACCATTGCCTCTTCCATCTCATAGATGATAACCAGGACTTGCGCTGGCTTCTGGCGGTCCCCTTTCAGACACGCTGCGAATTCATCAAACAGCCGGCCATCAAACGACTGATCAACGCTATCCATGATAAATTTTATTTCTTCGAGATCGCCTTGGGCGCGGTGTGGGATATGTATAAAAAACGGATTTTAATCTAATGGAGGCTGTGAAGAAATATATTGATAATTTGAGGAAAAAGTTCGGCTGTCGCAGTTATGCAAAGCTGGCCGAATTTCTAGGCATTACCAAAGGCACGATTATGAGGCTTAACAGAGGAGGCGGCGGACACAAACTACACGTAGCCTATACTTTGCTTAGTTTGTCTTTTGATGAGATGTCGAAGAATGGACAACGGAGAGTTTTGGAGAAATATCACTCCCTTCTATACAAAAACGCGAATATAACCCAATCCAAAAAGGAGACCGATGAACTACCAAGACAAGAAAAACAAATTGACTGAAGAGCTTCAGGCTTACACTGAGCATCAGAAAAAACTGCTGGCTGATAAAAAAAACATCGAAAGCAAACTCCGGGACATTAATTATAAAAAATTGAGGACCGAACAGTGCAAAATTGAACGCGAAATGGAGCTTAAACGCCTAGGTCGTACCGATCCTGACGCTTACGACGCATCGCTCGGCAAAACAGCTATCAGAATGCGCGGACTTACTAGAATGGCAACTTGCAGGGAGATTGTTTCTCTGATTGAAAAATTTCAGCATATGGAGGGCTTAGTTATCGCGGTGAACCTGGCTGGCTATATCGTTACTCGTAAAAAATCAAAAATGAACCACAATCCCTACCCGGAAACTGAAATTGCCGTCGTCTACTACGATACAGACAAAAACAAACCTTTGCTGTTCGATGATCCAGACGATATCTTCACTTTTGAGGAAATTAGCCGCTATTACGCCGTTCAATTCATGCATAAATGGGCTCCAGTCTCAGATAAATATGAGCTGGGATTCACGGATAGCTACGGAATGAAGGCCATTGAAGGCGATAGCGTCATATTCCCGCCCGCCCGAGGCTTCATGCATATCAGAACAGGTCCCGGAAATGAAACGATGACTGAAATCACCCTCTATCGTTATTGTTCGGTCGGCGTATATGACAATGAAACCAGAGAAACCGAGATTAAACAATGTCAGTTTCTTGACGATCAGGAATATGGCGGTGGTTTTTATTGTGTACTGTTGAGGCAGGACTTGGAGCAGGATACTATAGATGTAGACGAAAATTATGGAAAAGAGAATGAGCTACGCTGGGACGTACCAACCGGGCTGAAATGCGAAGCTTGCCATAAACGACATAAAAACATAGAGCACAAACTCTATATCTCGACTGACGACGAATTTAGCGCTCTTCAACGTGTAGAGATATAATTCTCCGTCGCCTCCTCTTCCCCCTCCGTCATTCCCAGCCCCTCCGTAATTCCCGCGAAGGAACGTCATCCCCGCGAAAGCGGGGACGGGAATCCATCTTCCTTCCCCTTCCTCAACATCCGTCATTCCCGCGAAAGCGGGAATCCATCTTCCTACTCATTCCAGTCAATCTTCGCATGCATCCGCTCTTCAAACTCCTGCCTGCACTTTTCCAACGACTCAAACACATAGTGTCGACCACCTTCAGTATATTTCTGCCGGGTCTGGACATGCGGAAAAAACTTTCTCATCTCTCTGCGCCAGCCGTTGGTGCTGACTGGCCAGGACTTCCCGCACGACTCTTTATAGCGATGATACATTTGCTTGATATTCACCTCCTCTACGGTCGCCATCTCGTATAGTTCACCGCTCATCAAATTCTCATATACCCACTGTCCAATAGTATCTAGCGATTCCAACTTGTTATCTATGATCGCCTGGGTGACTGGGAAATCTCTAATTTCCACCTTGCTGATGTCCCTTTGTAATAAATCGTGCAACAATGCTTCGTACCCGCCTTCCTTCTCCATCTGCCTGTATAGCGCTTTAAAATACGGCGGGTTCTTTTTGTGTTTGTCGCTGACGTCAATAACAAAAAATCGTCGGTCGTCTTTATCCAAGGGTGCTATCCATTGTTGATTTGACGCCATAATAACTCGGGTATAATTTTTCATTGAAAGAACATCTTTTCCCTTGAATTCTACCGGTCTTGTCGGGTCTGTTATGAGATTTTTTAAAATAGACGCTTGCTTTTTGTCTCCCGCAAAAAACGCTTCGTCGGTAAACAACATTAAACAATCTTTGAGATGAGCGTTAAATGAGCCGACAACATGCTTGACATCGGATACTTCCATGTAATGTTGCCCGTAGAGATGCCCAAAAATATTAGCGAATGTCCCCTTTCCAGCTGCCTGGCCTCCTCTCATTGCTAATGCTACTCCTGGGCGTTTCGTTAAATTTTGTAACGCATCCGCCATCCAGTCCATTATATACTCGGCAATTTTTTCGTCATTATTTGCAAGGACTTCAAAGATGTGTCGGTAAAATAATGAACAGTTTCCTTCCTTTTCCTTCACTCCGAAACCCCTCCATAAATTGTAATATTTTTTTACTTCATTCGGTTTGTCAGGGTCAAAGAAAAATCCGTTGTATTGCCTGCGCTGAGGTGATTCTATCCATGTTTTGCCATCTGGCAGCATTTTATTTTTTGCGCTATATCCCATTGTCAGCTCCTTTGGGATTATTTTGCCAAACTTCGTTAATTCGTTAATTTTTTTAGCCTTCTTGCCCTCGTCGTCTTTTGTGTCTTTTTTCCAGCGAGTGATTATCGTTTTTTTATTGTCGTATCTGCCTTGAAAATGATCTGTTGTCGATAATGTTATTTCGTTTCGATTGAAAGCCGGACTATATTCCTCGTTCATTACCGCCAGCTTGCCCTGTACCATAATCACAGCATGTTTTTTGTTGAGTTTGTACGCCAGCAGAGCTTCATCCAGAAACGTTCCCTCTAAAAAAATCAACTCCCGCAACTGCCGTTTGTCCCCGCCTGCTTTGATCCAGTCCGATAAATCACCTTTTAAATCTACAGGCAGAGTCAAAAAACGTATTCTCCTGGCGATGTTGCGCAACTTTTTGGCTATTCTCAGAGCTCCGCTGATGCCTGCCTCGTCGTTGTCCGGAAGAAATATCAGATCAGCATCTTTAAAATATTGAGCGTACTCGTCTCGCCACTTCCCATTTCCGCCGGCCACGGTGGTAGTTGGAAAGCCCAGCTTCATCCCGTTGTCAGCGTCCTTCTCTCCCTCGACGAATAATATTTGCTCTCCCTTACTTATGGCCTTGGAAATTTCCGGTAGATTGTAGGGGACCATGGTCACGTCCTTCATGGACCAGGTCTTTTCATCCTGTCTCATCCGGAAATCCTTCGGCTCGAACCTGACGGATTGATATGCGGGATGTCCGTTTAATTTTTTATATTGATAGACAGCAACTATTCTTTTTTTGTTGCTTTGTGCGGATGATTGTTTTTGAGAATGTCTTTGGCGGGTAGGGGGATAAAGGAAAACAGGCTTGATATTAATTGATGCCAATATGTCTCTGTAGTCGCACCCTTTGTAGCATTTGAGACTGATTTTGTCGTCCGAATGTAGCTTGACTTCAAGCGACGGCATATCATCGTCATGAGCCGGACAACACGCCTTGGCTGTGTGGTGATTAACCGTTGCGTCCTTTAGCAATCCAATAATATGCCCGAAACGCTCTTCGCCGCTTTGAGACTTGCCACCTGTATTGTATAGTGTCATAATTACGTTATCGTTTGATGCTAATCACGATATGATGTTTGTCAGCCGAGGATTCTTCCCAGGAATCCTCCCTGATATTTTTTTAATTTTCGTACTTCTTCTTCTGCTCTTCCCGCTCTATTGCATATTCCTCTACGTTACTTTTTTTGAATATCCAGAATTTTCCCATTTTTGTAGCTCCCAGAATTTCTCTTTTTTCCTTGGAAGAACATAGCAATCTGATATTCGATGGAGTGCAGTCTAAAATTTTGCTCGCCTCCCTTGAATCAATGAAGTCCATTTTTTTTTGCTTTTTATTTTTAGTATTATTCTGTTTTACTCCGGTCATTCCCGCGTAGGCGGGAATCCAAACGTATTTTTTTTATATTGATGTCCTCACGTTAACGCAAGTAAAAAACAAAAACAAGTTTTTTTTATAATTACTTAACATATAAAATGCTTTTTTCGCTTGCTATTCGCGTTGACGCAATATAATCTTATAGAAAATTACATAAAAAATTATCTTCGACGAGATAATCTAGCGAGCCCGACGATTTTCTTTTTCGGCCCGACAGCCGATTTTTTGTGACATCACTAGAAAATCTCAGGGCTTTTTTGCGTTATGAATAAAATGAATACAGACTGGCAAACATCAATGATCACCGGACAACAGGAACAGCGTCCTGCCGTTCCTGTTGTCAGATCATTATCTAGCTCCGTCCGACGCAAACGCAGATCATCTGGTTCCATGATAGCGACCGACGCATGGGAAAATCCAGTCAGCGGCTACGGAATGGCTGGCGTTGATCCCATGGCCTCGACGTTTTACCAATTCGGTAATTTTCTTTCGGTTCAACAACTAGACTCTCTTTACAAAAACTGGCTAGCAAGAAGAGTTGTCGAAGAACTTCCAAACGCCGCTTTGCAGCGGGGATTTATAATCGAAAGCGAAAAAAACGAAAAGGGAGCTGAAGAAGTTTCGAAACTGCTCAAACAGTGGGAAACTGCAACAAAAACGAAACATCTAGGCTATCAGTCGAGACTCTACGGCGGTGCTGCTAAAATCAATTTCATAGACGATGGCTTGCCGACTGGCTTGCCCGTCAATGAACAAATGGCCAAAGGTCTTGATCGAGTCATTATTATAGGACGTTTTTATTGTCGGCCTTGGCAATTTTACACTGATCCCAATAACCTGAAGACTTTCAAAAAACCGTGGATCTACCAGGCGTTTGAAATTTCCTATCATATGACTGGTCAGAATACCTATCAAGTCCATCATAGCCGCCTGAGCTGGATGGATGGCGGATATCTGCCCGATCACATGAAAGTTCGCACTTGGGATTCAGGACAGAGCATCGTAGAACTGGTAGAAGAGGCGTTAAAGGATTATGGATCTAGCATTCAGAGCTTATCCGCAACAATTCAAGATTTTGTAGTAAAAGTCCTTCAGATTGAAGACATGGAGGACCTCCTTGAAGAAAACGAAGAGGAGCTGAATTATCGCGTCAGCATGGCCAACGCTCAGAGCAACATTCATAAGACGTCGGTCATAGGCCCAGGAGAAGACCTAAAAAAAATATCAACTCCCATCACCGGCTTACCGCAAAGCATCAGCATCCTCATGGATCATGCAGCCGCCGCCGCTCATATGCCGAAATCACAACTATTCGGACACATGACCGGGACACTGGGGTCCAGCTCCGGAAAATATGATAGAATCAACTGGACTGATCAAGTGGAGACATTTCAAACAGAGAAAGCGCAGCCGGTTATAGAAGACGACATGCGCTTGGCTTGCATTATAGCCAACGTTAATTTCGATGACCTGGTTCTCAAATGGCCACCAGTCCATGAAGCAGGCGATAAAGAAGTGGCAGACATCCGAAAAACCAACGCCGAAGCGGAATCCATCGAAATCAGCAATGAACAAAAACGAGCAGGCAACCCAGAGTAACAATTATTCACAAACCATCGTCATTCCCGCGAAGGCGGGAATCCAAACGGACCAAATAAAATATCAGCCTTCCGTCTTCGCGGTGATCAATAAATGACAGAGAAAAACTCAAACTCATTACATTTATTACCGCGCAGCGGAAAACATCCACACTTATGCAGTAGCGGAGCATCATGAAAATTTTTCATTTTCCTTTTTTATTTATTGTGATTTGTTGCATGACTTTTCCCGCCTCCCTCTTCGCTGACTGCATAGGTTCAGTTCCCGTTTACGGCACAGGCAGTTCATTCAGTGACTGCTCATCCAACAACAAAAAAACTCCTCCCCTAACAACTAACAGCGGTCCCGGCGCTGGGAAGAGCAATATAAATGTCTTTACCGCTCCCACAACAGAACCAGAAACTCCCGACGAACTATCCACCTCTGAAACAGAAAAACCTATAGTCGCCAAACACCAAGTCAGACTAGAAATAGCTCCCTGGATTATCCCCGGAGCCTATCAATTCGACACGCCGGGAATGCCGGAACGCCTATTCATCAACGGCGCTGCCTGGGAATACTATCTGAATAAAAGCCTGTCCTTCGGTGTCCTCTGGCAACAATTTTCAAAAACCGGCGGTCGAGATTTTAAAAACGTCTCCTACACCGACGCCAGCGGCGACGCTCATTCAATAGCAGAGCCTGGATCACTAGACAGACTAAAGTACACGGCCTACATGCCCTACGTTGCCATCAACGCTCATCTGTCCCCAAAATGGATATTGGGAGGTAGATTTGGAGTAGGCAGAGTAGAGGTCGAAGCCGAATATAGCGATTCGTCAGGAATGCAAAATCAGAGCTATGACAACAACACAGCGATGTTGTTTGACATGTTTATTGAATATATCTGGACAGATGTTAAACTCGGCGGTAACGTTCGCTATATGATCGCTAATAACAATACTGACGATTACCTGGAATACATCAATATGGGCAGCGCTCAGATAGTTTTCTACGCGCAATGGATGCTCAGAGACTTAGGCATTTACTGAAATGAAAATACCCGAAACAAACCCATACCTAGAATTCATCCAGGCGCACTTTCCTGGCGTCTATCAGGTGAACTGGCATCATAATGTCCAGTCATGGTATTTAAACGAATGGGTACACGGCAGAATCCCCAACCAGATAATAGAAGCCCCGCCGCAATACGGAAAAAGCGTCCCGGGCGCGGAAATGATTCCCGGTTATATTTTTAAACAATACCCTACGGCAAAAATAGCCTACACTACTTACGGTTACGAACTGTCCAAAGACAAGAGCGCAAAAGCCAAGAAAGTCATGCGTTCCGAACGCTACAAACTCGAAAATAATGATCTGACCGTCCCCATGTCCCAGCGTGGCCTTTATCAATGGGAAAACTCGCTGGGCGGAATCTATCTGGCTACTGGTAGAGGCGGACCAATCGACGGCAAAGGATTTGATTTTCTGATCTGCGACGATCTTTTCAAAAACGATGAAGAGGCCATGAGTCCGACGATCAGAGAATCAACTTGGAAATGGTTCACGAAAGTAGCAATTCCCAGACTTTCTCCTAACGGCCGCATTTTGTTGTTTTTTAAACGCTGGCATAACGACGATGTTATTGGCCGTGCCGTTCGTCTCATGGAATTGCATCCGGACACAGCCAGGTACTACGAAAGAATGACTTTTCCATCCCTGATGACTAAAGAAGCCCTGAAAGTAAAACATCCCCTGGATCCTCGTGGAATAGGGGAATCCCTCTGGCCATACAAACATACGCCGCAACAACTAATGTCCGTGCGTCTGGAAATGGGAGAAGCCGATTTCAACGCCGTTTATCAGCAAATTCCCATTAATGCCGAAGGCGGGATCATCAAACCCAAATGGTTCAAGAAAATCAACAAGGCAGACCTTCCCTCTGATCTCAAAAAAGTTGCTTTTTGCCGGCTGGGAGAACTGGCAAAGAATACAATCGATAAAAATAATTGTTACTGTGGCTTAGCTAAGGACAACAATAATACTAAATATATTATTGATATGGAATATTTTAGCGAAGACTGGCCAACGTGCCTTTCAAAAATCAGGAGTATCGATAATCCCACAGGCGTGACCAGAGTCGGCGGACATAAAAAGTCCGATCTCTATAGACAAGTCATGCAATGCCGCACCAAAACCAATAAACTGAAGGGCTATCCCGCCCCTGATCCGATAGCATTCACGCCGGACGCTGAAGCCGGAAAATTACTCATTGTCGAAAACGAACAAACTACCAATTTCCTTGAGGCTTGCCGCAATTATACCGGTTCCGGCCGGGATAAAAGGGAGGCCGATATTCAGGCTTTGGCCGGGGCCTGTAAAATGAATCATTCCCGACGTTCAATCGTTCAAATCATGGCCGCAAAGCGCAAGCCAAAAAACGCTAAATTAATACAGAGGTAACATGGATATTACATATAAAGGGTTGAAAGTGCCGCCGACTCTGAGAGTGAGCGTCGCAGTCGGTAGAGATTTCGGAGATTCGCCAGTGGTGACAATTACCAATCCTCGTAATTTGCCGCCCGCCACAGCCCAAAAAACAGGAGCGGGACAATACGATATAGTGTTCTCGGCTTCATGCGTCGGAGAAACCGTCAGTCTGACTCTATCCCCGCATGCCAGAAACATTTTTTCCGGAATGTTTTCCGGATTCCTTGCTCTCTTCACTTTTACGTTCTGGCTGGGTATGCTGCCGGGAAGAGGTTTCTGGAGTAATCTGAGCTGGCAGCGTTTTGTAGCTCGCTCTCTGATGTTTTCCGGAATGTTGTTTTTTGGACTTGTAGCGTTAGAGTTGGGCGGAGTCTCTTTTCACAAAAAAGCACTCCGCTGGCTGAATACCATGGATATGGTTGCTGACGCCGTCGATAAAATCAAAGACATCACCGGCCTTGACAATACGGACCCCTTCTTCCAAAGCGTGGCTGCCGACCAGTTCTATATGAGAACTGGCACTAAACTACAGGACGCCTATCTCATGACCTCCGTGACCGAAGACGGAGAATCATACAGGATGCTGATCGGCAAAAATTTCTTCGGAGCTAACGAGCTGGACGAAGCTCAAGCAACCTGCGCCAATGACGTAGGCGGCGAGGTTCCGACTTTGAAAGATTTCTATCTGCTCATGAAAAACGAATCACTTGCCAGCCAACTTAATTTTCCCTTTGCCGAATGGACCACATATCCCAGGGGAGTGATATCTGACGATTATATGTTGTGGCTGTTGCCGCTGAACGTAAAAACCTACGAGAACGCTCTCGCTTCAGTCAATACCGGCACGGCAGAGTCCCTCAAGGACATGGCTGAAAACTACAACATTGACTCTTCTGGTCTGACTGACGATGAATTCAAGTCTCTTCTTTTGAATGCTATTAAAGGTGAATTGAGGTTGCCGCGAGCGACCGAGACCGAATCCAACAACGGTCAGACCATTTTTTATCTTGACGAAAATCATCAGGCGAATTTTCGCTGTGTTCGCAAACTCCCAATGCTAACGGATGAGTAACAACTATTCCCGTCATTCCCGCGAACGCGGGAATCCAAACGGATCGGCGCAAGCCATTGTCATTCCCGCGCCTCTCCGTCATTCCCGCGCAGGCGGGAATCCAAACGGACTTTGAATTGATAACAAATGTTATTATCGCAGCCGAGACTAGCGTAAAGCACTGTCATTCCGCAACATCAAAAGCGGTAAAAGCATTGTCATTCCCGCGAATGCGGGAATCCAAACGGATTAACATAAAAGCATACATTCCTATGCATAACAAAACAGACGAAACATTACATTTTATCATATGTATGCTGTTTCCGATGTTGCTCTCAACATTCGTCATACAGTTGATCGCTTTCCCGTTGACAGCAACAGCCGGCGTAATCGGAGACATAGCGGACCTCGGTCTGAAAGTTGCCCTTATCCGTCATTGGAAAGCCCTCCTTGGCGTTATGTTGCTGTTGGGCGGAGCCTATGCCATAGCCCACAAACCAACTTTCAAATATAAATTGATGGCCATCTCTGCCGCGATTACATTATACATGATAACAATCTGGGGCGGAGCTCTCCTGCTCGGGGAATTTTGGTCAGACATTGAACCTGTGATCTCTTCTACCGCGTTGTTTGTCAGGAGACTGTTCTGATGCTTAACGATAACAAAAAAGAAATGGCATATGATTCTTTCGCCATAGACGCTCAGAAAGCAAAGCTTGATCCCCGGACAGGTGATCTTCATCTTCCCGTCAAGGCGGCTAAAGTCGGTATCATGGCATATCCTGAACATGGTGGAATACGTCGTTATTTCCCAGCTGAAACTCTGAAAGCCGCCGTCGATTCCCTGGCTTATGCCTCCGTCACTCGGCTACATCCGGAAGAGGAAGAAGTCACGGCTGATAATGTCAAGAGAGTCAGAAAAGGTTTCATTAAAGAAAATCCTAAATTTGACGGTACATATAATAGAGGTGACGCAATCATCACCGATCAGGCGTTGATTGATGATATATTAGGACGCCGTCTGACTGAAGCCAGCGCGGGATATCCTTTCGAGGCAGACGGCAAACCCGGCAAAAATGAATTTGGAGAATTTGATACAACCGTGACCTGGATTAGCTATAATCATGTGGCCGTAGTGCCAACAGGCCGAGCGGGAGCGGATGTGAGATTTGAAATAGACCATAAAGGAGAAAAGAAAATGGCGACTAAAGAGCGCGAACTTAGAGAATTTAAAATTGGCAATGATCAGTTATTTCCAAATGTCCTGATTGTTTATGATCCCGAAACTTCTCAGGTAGCCATAGACGCTATGTATAGCAGAGAAGAAAAACTCATGAGCGTAATCACTGAGCTGCAAACCAAAAATATCAGCCTGCAAGCCGCAAACGACGCAGGCAAAGAAAGCCTGGCGACATTGCAGACCGCCCAGGACTCCATGATCCCTAAGAAGGATATCGGCGCGTTGGTCGCTCGTCTAGCGGCAGTTCAGGCGATAGGCAAAAAAGTTGGGCTGAGCTGCGATACGGAAACCGATCCTTACAAAATCGAAAAGGACGTTTTGAAAAAGATGCAGCCAAAAACTTATAAAAATTTAGTGGATCGAAAACAGCTCGACGACGCAAATGCTATCGACGGAGCCTTTGACGCCTTCTCCGAAAACATTGAATTTAACACAGAGGTATACAACACCAAGCAAGCCCTGGACAACAAAACGGGCGCGGATGTCCCCGTATTTAACCCCGCTCCGACTCAAGGGATTAGATCCCTGGAGCAACTCCCTAGATAACCCCTAGCAAATTAAAATAATGGCAGGTCAAGAAGTTTTTCATCCGACATTAACGAAAGCTCTCGCCGGTATGTTGTTCGGGAGCTGGCCGCATCAAATAGAGCGGCTGACCCTGGAGAGCGGCGAATGCCCATTCGGTTACGGTGTTATCAGCGGAACCGAGGAAACAGGCGCGGTATTGCCGACTACTACGATCACTGTCCCCCAATTGCGCGGCGTAACGCGGCGTAATGCTAATATAGAGCGAGATTGGAGATCTTCAGACGATTCGGTCTATAAAGCCGACTACGAAAATGCCATGGACGTTATCCGCAAAGGTCCTATCTGGGTAGCAACAACCTCGCTTCTCGTCAGAGGAGGACCGATTTTTTTTCAACATACCACGAACGGAGCTAACCCGGCCGGTACGTTTCGAAATGATGCTGATACCGCGAACGCAATCGATATTTCAGCCGTAGCGTCGGTATTTCGAGGCAATAACATCAGCGGAGAACCAGCCGTTGTAGAATTTAACATTTCAGGTTAGGAGATATAATGGCCGAAAAAAAACCAGGGCAGGGTATTACATTTGAGACGTTGATGCTGATGGCGAATGACGCTACTTTTGCCCGTAATATGGGAGTTGATCAGACAAATCCAGTAGAGATGAATGCTCTGATCGGTGCGCTAAAATCACTTGAAATGACCGCCACTGGAATAGAGCAAAAAACGCCGGCGGAACTGGCCGTTCTAGGATTGTCTCTCTCTGATAAAAAAGAATATTCAGCCGTTGATACTGCCTATGCTGCTGGACCAATGGGGCAATTTGAATTTTTTGATCCCAAGTATTACCAATTTAAACATAAGAAAACAAATTTCCGCGATCTTTTCCCCGTCAAAACGCAGGGCGACCCGGCTGATACCGAGTCCAGCTATGTGATGGAAGATTATATAGGAGTTTCCGACACATCTGGCGATGCAAGCAATACCCACGCTAAATATGATATCGTTGAAAAAAAGGACAAGGTTCCGATAGTCAGAAAAGAAGTCGAATTCGAAGTAACTATTGAGGATCTGTTGAAAGCCGCTAAGACAGGCAGACCTATGGAAGCTCGCAAAATTCGCGCTGCCCAGGTCGGCTCGGAACAAACCATGCATGACATCGTTGTTATAGGATCACCGAATGATAATATCAATGGATTTATCACTCATCCGGACATCATAGAACATGAAGTGGCCGGAACCACAGCCGCCGACAAACTCTGGGTGAATAAAACTCCTGAAGCAATCTTGAACGGGGATTTGGGTGAAGATCTGATCGGCCTGATCAATGAATTGACCTTTGGACATCATTCCCCCACGCATATGGGATTATCATTCAATCGTTATAATTATCTACGTTTCAATTGGATAACGTCCGCAGTTGCTCCTCATCCGATTTCATTGCTGCAATGGCTGACTGAGCAGCTGCAAACATACGGACTGACTACGATAGTCCCGATGATAGAGCTGGCCGGAGCAGGTCCGGCAGGCGTCGAGATGGGCATAGTCTGGGAAAATGATGATGACGTTCTCGAAATAGATAATACAGTCCCATTGACCTGGCTGCCTCCTCAGTTCGTCGGAACCGTTATTAAATTCTTCGGATATTTTAAAATCAGCGGAATGAAAATCAGACGCAAACAGGCTGTCCGCCGCTTTACCTCGTTTTAAAATGGAAAAAATATTAGTTACTAACAGAGAAAAGAGTCACCGCGAGTTCCGCGTGCCTTCCGGGATCGCCAGTATAGTGAAGGGTGATAATTGGATGACGACTGAAGACCTGGAATTTTTGAAAGAACATTCCACCACCTTCATCCATTTCGTAAAAAAAGGCATTTTTGAAGTGCGAGATAAAACACGTCCGGAGAGCGAGAAAGAAAAACAGGAACGAAAATCCATTGTTGCAAAAATGGCAAAAAAAGCGCGGGACATGTTCCCCGGAATAAACAGAGCTACGCAAATAGCATCTTCCGACCAGATGCTACAACCGCCTGACGTCACCGCGCCCCTGGACGAATTTAACCAGGAAATTGCCAAAGCCAGAGACGAAGAGCTGGAAGCTTTTCAGCAAAAAACAGAGCAGCTCTCACAGCAAGCCCTGGAAAACGCCAAAGGCCAAGCTCGCACTGATCTGGAAACTCAAGTCTTGCCTGATATAAAAGACAGTTTCGAAAAAGAAATCAACGTTCTCCAGGCCACTGGCCTGACCAATTTTCTTTCGTCGATAGATACGGTACTCGAAGAAAAGCTGACCAAATTTGGAGATGATTTAACAGCAGCTTGCAAGAAGGAAGAAACAACTTTTCTCAAGAAAATAAAGACAGCTAAAAAGTCCGGCTGAGTCTTCAACGAAGCTCTTTGTCATTCCCGCGCAGGCGGCCAGAAGTACTGTCATTCCCGCGCAGGCGGGAATCCAAACGGACTGACTGAAGCGCTTTTACCAGACGGCACGTTTTTCCTCCGTCATTCCCGCGAAGGCGGGAATCCAAACGGACTGACTAAATTGCTATTCCCGGACTGTACACTGAACCAGAAATGAAAGAAATCGGCGACCTAAAAATAGCAGCAACCTGGAAAGACGTTCTCGACGTCGGACGTTACTATAACGCCGATCTGACGGAGTTCTCCCTGGATATCCAGGCGGAGGTCATCATAGGCACAGCCGCAGCAGGTTTTTCTTATGAGCTAACGCTGAACGAAACTTTATACACTTATATCAGACAAGCCGGCGAAACCAACGCCGAAGTCGCCGCGAACTGGATCACGGAATTAAAAGCACAGCGTTTACTATTCTACACGTTCGATTTTGCTATTCAGTCCGATTTTAACGACACTATAGTCATCAACAATAAAATCGAACTGGAACTGGAACAGAATACCGTTTCAGTCGGCGATAACCTGACGATTGACGCGACAAGGTCATCTATCTATGGATTAAGATCAGAAATCCTCTTGGAAACAGGCAGACGCTGCAAAGAGGCAGTCTATGAAGACAGACTCCGCGATGCTCAAAAATATCTGGCCGCGCACTTCGCGCTTCAGACATTAGTGCCGTCAGCAGGACAGGGCAACGTAGCTAGTGAATCATTCGAAGGAGAATCAACATCGTGGACTATGCCGCGCAACAATCCCAAGGCCGAGCAAGAGGATTTACTGACTATCGTGGGAGCAAGATTCAGACAAATCAGAAGCAGTCATATTGTGAAATACAGAGTATTCTAGAACCACAACCATAACCACTGTCATTCCCGCGAATGCGGGAATCCAAACGGAGTGATTTATGTCCTTAGAGCCGATGTTACAGTTTTTTGCTTTTGAACATTTACCTGAAAAATTGCAAAAAATCAGCGAACCGTTTTCGAAAATTGCTCACAAAATGGTTGTTGATTTACCCAGAAATCCGGAGAGGTCAGCAGCTCTGAGAAAACTTCTGGAAGCAAAAGACTGCGCCGTTAGAGCTAGTATTTATACATAATCACTTGTCATTCCCGCGCAGGCGGGAATCCAGACGCACTAACATACTGATATAACGCCGAAGGGACATTTTTACGACATTTTGTCACCAAAACGGACTAACATTTATTGTTATCATGCCAAAAAACGGAACCGTCATCGACAAGGACACAGGACTGAAAGCTTTCCTGAAAAAGCTCCAGTCTTTACCTCTTGTCTCAAGCGTAACAGTTGGCATAATAGAGGGCTCTCCCAAGGCGCAATTCCGCTACGGAAACCTGCAAAAATTCCGTCCGGAGACAGCTGATTTGCTCTTGAGAACAACAGTCGACAACAAAAAATCAGAGATACAACAAAAATTATTAGCCATTTCCAGGAGAGTTTTGCTGAATAACACCGACATGACGACCGAACTAAAAAAACTGGGAGCTGAAATAAAACAAAACATGGACGATCAAACCGATAATCCACCGCAGCTCCGAACCTCCATCATAGTCAAAGTCGATGCATAATCCAGGTGGACAAGGCCAGGCCGACGCTATCAAAAAACTAGCGAAACCTGCTATTCTTCATAGCAGAGTATCCGGAACTCAAACTAAGAAAGGTTGGCGTAACAATAATGATACGCAAACCGAGGACATCAACGTCTATGTAGTTTTCAAAGAAGGCTCCATGACATTCGCGGAAAGCGGCGAAAAAGTAACTCAATGGACGGTTATTTACAACGTGGAAAAACGTCTGGAATACGGACAGCTACTGGAACTTCCGGATCTGAACAGAAAGTTTATAATCCGCAAAACAGCTCAGCGGCCGGCCAGAACACCAGCATATTACAAAGCCTGGGGCGTGGAAGCTAACTAAATTTTGTCATTCCCGCGAAAGCGGGGACGGAAATTTATCTTCGCATTGAGAGCAGCTTTTTTTACCATAAGCATTGTCATTCCCGCGAATGCGGGAATCCAAACGGACTGGCGCAAGCCACTGTCATTCCCGCGCAGGCGGGAATCCAAACGGATTCGAATAAATTATCAATCTAACAAGAATGACCATTGGCCAGCCAAATACTCGTCAGTTTCGAAGACAAAAAACAAACTATAGCAGAATGGGTAGCAGCTCTCAGCGGCATCCCAATCGACAACATAGCCGGCGTGGAAGAATGGGGAAAGCTCCCATACCCTGCCGCCTACTTGTCAAAAGTCACAGAAACAAATCTGCACAGGCCAATCCGAGTCTCGGAAGAAATAGACGATCAACTGAAATCAGTAGTCTACTCTTCGAAACAAGTACAGATAGATATAATTTTTGTTACAAAGGACTTAGGTGATTATTCAGACGTCACTCCCGAAAATTATAAAGACTCTGAGTTTTACGCAAATAGTCTCCAAAGCCGACTATACGACGCTGAAGAATCCCTAGCGTTCCTTAAAGCCGACAGTCTTTCACTGCAGTCAGACGGCCCGATCCGGAAACGCGACGAACAGCGCGAAGACGGCTGGCTGCGGAAACAAATAATCGAAATCGGCTTCGGATACGTACAGCAAACAGCGGAAGATCAATATGAAATTGAATCAATCGAAAATGTCAAATCAACCGTTTACATCGCATGTCCGGATGGAGCTCCTCCGGACTGCTCGCCTCAGGAGATTATTTTTACCGTGACATTTGTAAAATCAGTTGAAACCAGAGTTGGCGATGTCGTCCTTGATGATCTCTATGCCGCTCTGGACACCGAAACAGGCAAACTGACCGAGAGCCAGGCTCTCCTTCCTGACATTTTCAAAGTCACTAGCGAGCTAGAACAGTTAGCTCTTGAAGTCAAGCAGGGTGATCTTTGTATCAGAGTAGACGAAAGCCGAACTTACGTAGCGCTCAATAACGCAAACGAGGACCTGACCGACTGGGAGCTGCTCTTGTTTACCGGAGATAGCGTAAAATATAGATTCGTTACAAAACAATATGTAGCGGTGACAGCGGAAGAGTTTGATCTATTAAATACCGATCAGGATCGCTGGCTGGAATTTGACAACGGAGCTAATGACACCGAGTTGACTATTTTAGACCCGCTGGCATTTGAATGGGACGTTGGAAGCTTTTTTTACTCCTCAAAACTGGGGACAGGAGAAGTCAGCTACCTAAGAGGTCCAGGAGTGATTTTTAAAACCGAATTGCCCGGCAGTGATGTGGATTTCAAAATAGCCAGCGACGGCACAGGTCCGGGAACTCTGCATTTTGTTTATAGAGGATCAGGAACATTCTATGTTTTCGGCCCGATAAAATCACTATGATGGGCATAATCAACGCGGGACAATATCACCCGTCATTAGGCGGCTCTATGCCGGAAGTGGTTCTTGATGCGGATACAGATGACAGACGTTTTATCAATGAGTCCGTGCCAGGTAATATTTCAATGATTGAAAATGAATCTATCTCTGATTTGTCAGCATTTTCTGAAAGCTCAGATTCCCGGCAACTACGCTATAATGCAACGGGAATTTCCGGACGCGGAGTTGCTCAAGCGGTGGATTCATATCCCTCCGCAGAGCGTCTGGTCAGTTATAATAGCGGAGGTTTTCCGCCTCTTAATTTTTTTCTGCAATTCGTTTACACAATCACGGCAGGAGTAGGCAGTGTTTCCCACATCATGGGAATATATTTAACTTTTAGTTCTTCGAAACGCTATTTTTTGACACTTGATTCTGCCGAGAGAATAACATCCAGGGGGTATATTTTTCCTACTGGATCAGTAGGGTTAATAACATCGTCAACTCGATTAACAACAAATATTCCATATATTATCGAGATATTATATCAGCAGTCTCCGCCGCTACATCAAATGAAAATCAACGGTGTTATTGAAGGCTCGACTAACAGTGTTATGAGCGGTGCACATACAAATTTTGACGTCGTCTATATGAACGCCGCCGATCTCGCTAGTCGCGGTCCCAGAGCCAAATCAGGTAGATGGATGTTTAGCAGAACTATTCCCGATCAGGGAGCAATTAAACACAGACGGCGCGGTCTGGCTATCAGATACGGAATCGATCTATGAGTATTATTGTTTATTCAACAGAGGAAGGAGCCCGGAACGCGGTCAAGAAAATTTTCGTTGAGAAAGTACGTGACGCTCTGGATGCAGATATAGCAATTCGTAATGGCAACGGTTTCGTAACTGATATCAGCGGCTGGACTGATGACGAGATATCAGTCCTGAAAATATGCGGGAAAAGAAAGGATATGGTAGAATTCGACAAGGGACTGACGACCGAATACGCATCAATACAAAAAAGCGAAGTCAGCGAGCATTGGTTTTTTCCTGTTCCGGAGGCTGAATATCTTCAGTATATCACAGGTTATACTATCATAGATATGCCGGAAAACTGGCAAACTGTTGTTCCATCGTAATACGCTGGCTGGAACCAAAAGCATTGTCATTCCCGCGTAGGCTGGAATCTAAACGGACCGACGTAAACGACCGTCATTCCCAGCACTCACTATGTCATTCCCGCGAAAGCGGGAATCTAAACGGACCGACGTAAACGACCGTCATTCCCAGCACTCACTATGTCATTCCCGCGCAGGCGGGAATCCAAAAGGACTAAAAAGTAACAATAAACGGATGCTGAAAACATATGGAAATAAATAAGTTCTCAAAAGTCTTTATCAGCACGGAAAGCGTCCCGGACATCGCTGTATTCGCCAAAATTCCTATATTTCTGGCGGACGTTACCGCCGATGATGTCTTGAATTGGGAGACAACCCAGGTCACTAAAAGCTACGGCAAAGGTGAAGTCGGCAATGATTTTCCCTCAACATCCAGAGCTTATAAATTCGCAGAGGGCGTTTTTAAACAAAATCCCGTCGTCAACAGCATCATCGTAGGCCGTCGCGATCCGGACCAAAGCGTAGCCGACGCCATGAGCGTTATCGAGAAAATAGACAATACTTGGTATGCTCTGATCGGAACCAGAGGGCTGACTGACATTCTTAGCGCAGCAAACTGGATAGAGGCCCGTGATCATAAAATACATTTTTGTTGCTCATACGACCAAGATATCGGCACAACCTCAGATCAGAGCATAGCCGCTGTCCTAAAAGGATTCGGATACCAGCGCACCGTATTTTTCTACAACAATCAGGCCGGATATCAATTCCCAGCTGCCGACCTCACTCTTACTACTACTGACGGAGTCTGCGAAGCAGTTGTGGCCAACGGTCCCCAGACCGAAAAAGTCGCAGTCGACGCGGTGGTGGAAGCCTTCGAATATACTATCGATATAGACGGCGAAGAAGTCAGCTATACCACAGCCGAGAATTACGACGCTCAGATTAATAAAATCACCGTGCTCAGAGCAACGAATTCATTTGTTTATCGACTGACTATCGCGGGCGTCATTATTACCTATACGGCCACAGTGCCGACTGATACCGAGATAGTTATCAAAGATGCTCTCAAAGTCGCAATCAACGCGGATGTGGTTTTGCAACAAAAAATGGGAGCCATAGACGATCCGGAAGACGTCAATTCTTTACGGCTAGTGGGAAAAGAAAAGAATGTGGCATACGAAGTTCTGGCCGGAGAAAACCTTCTCAATACTCCTATCACCGTGCTTGTTGCTCCGACTCAAAGCGAAATCGCCGCGATCCTGCACCAGAAACTGCTCGAAAATCCAGTTATCAACGCCTTGGCTTATATCACCATCGTGGACGGCGGCGAAAGCATTCAGGTTGTAGTAAAAGACAAGACGGATACTTACACCATGGCGGTGAGCGCAAACCTGACGAAAACCGTCATAGTTTTTGACTACGATTTTCAGATCGGAGATTCTCTGACTGTTTTCGGAGCCGATGACTTGAAGCTCAACGGCAATGCCATCACCACCGCCGTTCCAGCTCCCAACAAATTTCAGTTTGACACCAATGCCGCCAACGGCGTAGCCACCGGTGATATTATAATCGACTACAATTTTGTCTATCCGGACGGTCATCTGGCCGGAATGGGACTTGCCTACCCAAACGGTGCGCTGGATTGGGCTCACGAGGATATTATAGGCGTCCGTCCTGAGACTGACGAATATCTCACAAACGAGGTAATCAACAACCTGGAAGCCAATAACGTCAACTGGTTTCATGTGACTGCTGGAGAAAGATTATTCTGGCAGGGAACAGTCGTGAGTGGTCTTTTTATCGACACAGTGACTGATGGTCTGGATTTCATACCCGTGACCATGGAATATGCGATTTTCAGATTTCTCACAAATAAACTGGGAAAATCCAGGCTTCCAATGAGTGACGCCACCATGGGCTCATTGAAAGCGACCATGGATCAAATTTTGGAGAATGAAGGCAAATTACGCGGCATCACCGCACCATTTTTAGAAGATCGCGTTGCCTACCCGGAAACGGGATTTCCGCCAGGAGCCAGAGCGGGCGATCATTACGTCAGCAGAGTTCCCCGTGTTTCCGATATTCCATTGGCTGACAGAGCAAACAGACGTGTCGTGAACGGAGTGGAATTCGAATTTCAAACAGCCGGCGGACTTCATGTCGTTGTCGCCTACGGAACCCTAAAACAATAGGATAAAATATGACTCTTGAAGCGCCACTATTAGAAACTCATGATCTGAATGAGCTTATCATTACAATTACTTGGTTAACCACAGGAGAAAGTTTTGAAGTTATTGGGATAAAAGGCGATGGATTCCAATGTCAGAGAGCCAAACCAAAATATGCTGATCCCCTGGAGGTCAGCGGAGACGGAAAGATTGCAGTGCGTTCCGTCAATAATGATCGTTCCGGGAAAATGATGATTACAGGTATTCAGTATTCTCCGCTGCATGTCCAAATGGCCAAATTAGATACAGCTAATCCGGCAGATGATCCTATCAGCGTGACAGTTCAGGATTTATCAAATAATCTATTGTATGAATCAAAAAACGGCTATCTGTCTAAATTCGCCGACGTCAGCTATTCTGACGCCCAGGGCAACAGAACGCACGAGATAACCTCGACATTCCTGGAAATGGACAAATCACTGGTCTAATCTCTCTGTCATTCCCGCGCTCTCTTTGTCATTCCCGCGAACGCGGGAATCCAAACGGACCAGCGTTCTCTACGTCATTCCCGTTTTTTCTCCGTCATTCCCGTGCTCCATTTGTCGTCATTCCCGCGTAGGCGGGAATCCAAACGGACCAGCGTTCTCTACGTCATTCCCGCGAACGCGGGAATCCAAAAGGATTTGCTTTATATGAAATTTTTGTTATTATAGCATAGACTGCAACAAATCATTATGTCTCCATCCACTCCAATATTAAAAACATACGACCTCTCCGAATTAATCCTAAACTTCGGACTGGACAACATCAGCGGATTTGGGCCGAACGATGCATTGCAAATAACAACAAAACCGATCTTCGAACATGAGTACGGATTGCACGGCGCAATCATCCCAAAAATGATGAAACATTACGACGCCGATGCTACTCTAACAATTATGAGGGAGAGCGATAACGCGCAGTCACTCTCCATAGTGGCAGCTATTGATCAGCTCAGCGGTCTGGGAAATTTCCCCTTCATGGCCGCATACCTGGAAGGACCAAGCGTTTTTTCTTCAATCCAAAGCAGAATAATAAAAAAGCCGAGTCCAACATTCTCTAAAAAAAATACTTACATGACCTGGCTCTTTAAACTCTACCATTTGTTAGATTTCGGATAAAACATCCGTCATTCCCGCGTAGGCGGGAATCCACACAGACAGGAAAAACTCCTGTCATTCATGGTAAACCTTTTGACACATGATAAACCATGCCAACCAGAAAAGAAGAAGAAGTCGAAATATACGGATATACGTATAAAGTAAAACAATTATCAGCTACGAAAGGCTCTCTCCTCCTCCTGAAACTCTCCCGCCTGATTTTTGCCGGAGCCGGATCTCTGGGCGAACTCCTGGAAAAGCCGGAAGTCAAAAAACTCATCGACAGTTTCTTCTCCAACGATTTCATTATTACCGACGAAGTCCTCGCCTTATTGCCCTCTGACGTCAGTCCCAAACTTTTGCAACTAAAAGGGCAAGTTTTTTCCGGAACGGATGACCTGAAAGCGGAGCTGGAAACTTTATTGTCGGCCGACGAGATGAGCCAACATTTCGTTATGATTTCAATGAAGTCGGCAGTTGGAAAAGATAGTTCTGATTCAATAGTCTCAATATCTAGTCAGTTGCTGCAATTAGTCCGGGACATCATGATCAATATGGACGAAGATATTTTCACCAGTCTGCTGTCTAATATGATCAATGAGTCAGTTTTGCGTTGTCGGGGCGTCGGTAAAGAAAAATGGGATCTATGGCTGCATCCAACAGCTCAAATCTACATATTCGATGATCATTTCGCCGGACGCTATAACGCAATGCTGGAGCTGTTCGTCTTTCTGCTGATTTTCAATTACGCAGAGTCATTCCTGATGTTAAAAAAAAATCAGATATCGAAATTTTTACGGCCGATCTTGGACAAATTGATGCTGAAAGTGGGAGCGGAGACGGCAGAATAGAGGAGGCCGAAAAAAGACTGGAGGAATTTCTGAGAGAGCTTGAAGGCCTCTATGTCCTGCGTCCCGTTATCAGCGAAGGGTGTTCCGTGACTGTGACAGAATTGGACACGATCTACAGTTTTCAGGGACTGACTGAACTCCATGTGCTCCTAGACTCCAAGACCATACGCAGCCACTTGGAACATGTGAAAATGGAATCTAAAACGCCAAAAACATAATTAACTTTCTCCTCTGTCATTCCCGCGCTCTCTCTGTCATTCCCGCGTAGGCGGCGCACCCCTCCGTCATTCCCGCGCAGGCGGGAATCCAAACGGACTAGGTTTTTTTCTCTGTCATTCCCGCGCAGGCGGGAATCCAAACGGACTATGATAACATAATTAAATTATCCCAAAAATGCCACAAGGCAACGTCGACTTACTCAGAGAAATAGCCGTACTAGCCGGTCTAATGTACGACAAGAGCGGCATAGCGGAGTTAATGAAGGACTCCGACCGCGCTATCGCTAAACTGAGAGAAGTCGCCACCGCCTACAACATCGTCTCCAAAGCCGCCAAAGACTATGACCAACGCGAGATAGCGTCCGAAACCGCCAAAGTAGCCCTCGAATCAAAGAAACTGACCGTAGAGAACAAAAAGCTCGCTCTAGCCAATAAGGAAGCCGCCCTCTTCAACAAAGACCTCGCCCAGGAATCCTCAAAGCTCACCATAGCCAACAAAAAAGCCGCCCTCTCGAATAAAGCGCTCTCCGGAGAAGCAAGAAAGCTGACAATCGAGTCCAAACAACTCACAAACGAACAAAAACGTCTCCGCCTCGAACAGCAACAATCCAGAGCGGAGAAGGTAGCCCAGGGATACAAAAAACAAGGTGACGCCGCCAAAGGGCTTGCCGTCAATCTGGAAGGCGTCAAAGACGGCCTGATAGCACTGGGAGTAGTCACTGCCGCTAAAGGGCTGTTTGATGTCAGTCGTAATGTCGAACGAGCTACGCGACGAGATATTCTCTCCCAGCGATTTCGAACAGTCAGCCGCCGCCGTTTTCACCATTGACCGCAATACCAGACGCTTTGCCCGCTCTTTGGAATTCGCAATTCAAAAAGGGCCGGTTCTGGGAAAATCCCTGAAAGATATTCAAGTGGGAATAGCCGGAGCCATAGTTGGCGGAGAAACAGCCGCCCTGGAAGAACTCGGTCTGGTAACTCAGATTGAGCTCGAAAACATGCGCCGGCGCACCGGCCTGGCATTCGGCGATCTGCGCTTGGCAGAGCGGGAGAAGTTCGTTTTTGACCGTCTTAATTTGACTGCAAAAGAATTAGCGCAAGCTGACGCTGCAACAAAAGGTCTCAATGCCAGTTGGGGCCGTTTTCTGACAATCGGAGAGAAAATATTCAGAACCTTGCGCAAGGATTTCGAGCCGGTAATGATTGCTCTACTGGGAGGTTTTACCAAATTCCTGCGTATGCTGACAGCTAGTCCCGTAGGCATTTTCGTTCTGAGAATGGGAGGACTGATAGCAGCCGTGGCCGCGCTCGCTCTCGGAATCGGAGCACTGACCAAAGCCTTCGCATTCCTGCGCGGAATGCTCCTGCTCACCAATGCGTCCACTCTGCTGCTATGGGGGAAATTCATACTGATTGGATCTATTATCCTGGCCGTAATTATATTGGTTGAAGATTTCTGGCTGGCTCTGGAAAATCCCGAAGCGGATACAGTATTTAAAGGCTTTTTCGATAAATACCCAAAAGTCCGCGCAGCACTAATAGATCTGAAGAAATTAGCCGGACAATCATTCACTGAATTTGATCCTGAAAATCAAGCGCAATTAGATAAGGTTTTAGCTCAACCTAATCCGGAAAGAGTTGAAAAATTTAAAAACTTTTTCAAGCAAATATGGAAAGATATTATTGCTGATTTCGCAAATGGATTAACAGGCTTGAGACAAATAATTTCTGACATTGATGATCTGTTTAAAGGCGAATACAATTGGTCGAATGATGCGCTGGTTCTGGAAATTAAAGCGGTTTTTGATAAGATTGGCGGATATGCGGATAGCTTTTTCAATAATATTAAAAAATTAAAGAACTTCTTTGCGACAGGAGAAGGCGGTTTATTTCAGGTATTGCCTGAAACCGGAGGTTTAACTGATTCGCCGTCAACTCAATCTCCTTCAATCTCAAGATCTGACGTCTCATCCCTGCTGGACTTGCTGGGCGGTGGATTGTCCCAGATTGGTTTTAATACAGGCAACAGAATAGGCGCGAATTTAGGCGGCAACCAACAGGCTCCTCCACCTGTTTTGGGCAGTCGTCTATTTGCGCCGGCTGCCGGAGCGCAAACCAGCAACACAACTATAATCACAATCGGAGGATCAACCAGCTCCGTCCAGGCCGGGGTGGACCGCTCCGAAATTGTGGAACTTTCAGTGGATACTTTCAGGAGAGAATTGGAAAAGCAGCTCATAGAGGCGGATATAGGCGGTAGATGAAAATAGTCATTCCCGCGCAGGCGGTAGATAAAAATAGTCATTCCCGCGCAGGCGGGAATCCATCGTGTGAAAATCAGATTATTCAATTGATACAAATATGGCCTTTGGCATCAACTCATTCATAGCCGGTTTCGACCGCGGCAACACCACTCAGATTGATGAAACCTCCGCCTTTCTGATCGAAGTGGACGCCTACCTCAGTGAAACTCATAATTTTGCATCCAAAATAGCAGAGCATCCAGTTGAATCCGGCAGAGTAGTCTCCGACCATATTATTTTATTGCCTCCAGTAGTCAATATCACAGGTATAATTACCGATACTCCGCTGCTGAAATGGAACCAAACAACAGGTCTGCTGACTCCGCAAGAAGGACGCTCTCTGGAAAAAGTAAAGCAACTGCTCGAAATGCGAGAAGCCAGACAATTATTTTCAATCTCCACGAGCCTGGGAGTCTACAACGACTATTTTTTCGTTTCTTTTGATATCCCGTTTGACGTCAGAGACGGCTATAGCGCGAAGTTTTCGGCCACTCTCAAAAAACTGGAGCTCGTAACATTCCGCACCGGACAGAAAGTTCTCAATCAAACTCAGGACGTCTCTTCCCGTGCCGCAGAAAAAAACAATGTCGGAATAGTGACTCCGAAATCAACGCTGATCCAAATCGGCTCAGCATTATTATAGAACACGGCCATTCCCGCGCTCTCTTTGTCATTCCCGCGAAAGCGGGAATGACAAAGGACTACTTTGAACACTTAGAACGTTTCAGCCACTCTTGAAACTCAGGAGATTGCGCTAATAATTTTTGCATTAAGGGGCTCGGCTCATCAAGACTATCAAGAAAATCAGCCTGGACAGCAGGAAACGATAAACTTTTCCCCCGCGCTTTTTTGTCGAATGATTTGGGCTTTGGCCCTGGTTTTTTTTTCATTTATTGCGTTTTTTTAAAAACATTCGCGGATGATCGTATCTGTCTGATGAATCGCAAACATAAACTATTTCACAGCTATCGCCGTAGGCTCTTTTTATATTTTTGCGCTGGTGATAATTGTACAGTGTCAGGCGGTTATCACTAAAGCGTCCCAAAATGCCGTGCTCGGTTTCGAATTTTCCAGTTTGCTTGAATTTCGCTCCATACAATTTATATTTCAATTTATGATCAACCAGACCGCATTTAAATGCTAAATTCCAAACTTGCACGGCGTCCATCGCGCCTCCAAATCCCGTACTGGTAAAAAATAATTTCTCTCTAAATTTTTCAAGACCTTTCGGCGAGTACTCGCTGATTTTGATTTTTAAATTTTGACAAGTCTCGTCCGGATGCAGCGGAATAATATCTATTTCATTGCATATGTCGGTGTCGGAGTCGTGAAAAAGGTCAGCATCCCATCCTTTTTCATCGTCTTCATATTCGTATTTGCTAAGTACGACTCTGACGTAATCGTTTTCGATTGTTCTTTTCATCGCGATTTTCATTTGTTTCTCCTTTGCCGGTCGCCCGGTGTTGAGTGTTATATTTTAAAAAAATGACCTTTAGCTGACAGGCTCCGCAGTTTAGGAGTTAAATCAGTCGTCATGCACGGAACTGAAATTGTGGTCGATCCGCTGCCGGCGATTTTATAATTGTATAGATATGGAGCGTTTTTTGTTTGTTGGCCGTAAAAATGAAACCTTAACCTGTCGCATTTTCCCAGGATTATTATTTCATCCGTCAGCGCGTCGACTTTTTTCTCTATCTCGACGGGCATAGCATGGAAGTCGTATTCATCATGCAGGACTTGAATTTTTTCTTCCAAAAGCTCGATTCGATCTTCTATCCACTCAATCATTTTCTTCTCCGTTCATTGTTTACGTTTCGTGACTCGTTAAATACAGTCTCTCAACATAAAACCAATTAGTCAATAATTAATTATTAACCAATTAGTAGTTAATTGATTCAAATCAATTTTTCTTTTCTGTCATTCCCGCGAAGGCGGGAATCCAAACGGACTTAAAAAAAAGCGATCGCCATTTCCACCTTTGCCAAAAGCCTTGTCATTCTAGCGAGAGCGAGAATCATAAAAAAAGACGATCGCCATTTTACTTTTGCCAAAAAGCACCGTCATTCCCGCGAAAGCGGGAATCCAAACTGACCTTGAAAAAATAACCGCCTAACCACAACAAACTATGCCTGTTGAAGTCCTAGAAATCCCAACCGTCCAAGGCGGCGGCCCCTTTTCCGAAGATGTCCTGCTCGAGAACGACGAATACACATTCAATTTTCATCATAACGGCAGGGATTTGGCTTGGTTTCTGAGTATAATAATAGCCGGTGTTGTTATTTTGAGAGAAACAAAAATCGTCGCCGGCTATAACCTCCTTGACTCCGCCATTTCCGCCGAAAAACTCTCCGGATCTCTATATCTTTACGATAAAGAGCTGCAAACCAGTCTCGGATATGATCCCGACATAAACACTCTCGGAGATACAATAATACTCGTCTACGAGGCGTCGGCATGACTATCAGCGGCAGCTATAATTTTTTCGACAGAATCTTATATCTCAGAATCACTGCCCTGGACGGAAGAGTTTTCGAGCTGATTCCAAAGCAGACCTTGGGAGAACCTCCGCCAAATAATTTGAGAATAACGTACGAAGTCAAAAAAGTGCTCCGCGCCGATCCGGACCCTGGTTTGATAGAAATCTACAATGCCGGTCCGGACCTGATCAAAGTTCTGGCCAAACCATTCAATCCGGTTAAAACCCCAGGTCCAAAAGTTGAAATTTACACGGGATACAGAAGCGAAGGCGTTGTCAGTCTGATTTACTCTGGGGAAGTGCAGGAAGGAGTCCCGCGCAAGCAAGGACCTGATATTATCACAAAACTACGTACCGGAGTGGACTATCATTATTACCTGAACATTTTGCAGAGTGATTCTTTCTCCCCGGGAACAGATCCCATAGATGCGATCAAATCACTTGCAACAGCGTCCGGACGGAAAGTCAGCATTGCCAAAGCCCTCATAAATAAAATCCGTAAAAAGTTCGCAAACGGAAAGTCTTTCATGGACAACCTGAAGGGGATTTTTACGGATATTTCAAAGGAATTCAGTCTTGCTATTACCGGCACTGATTCCGGAATTATCCAGGTCAGCGAGCTGGGCTATCCGAACGACGATCCAGTCATACTGCTCAATGAAAGCTCTGGACTGCTGAACGCTGAAATTACTAATTACGGCGTCAACCTGAAAGCCCTGCTGCAACCGAGAATTAGACCAGGGACTCTGCTGGAAGTCGAATCGTTCAACACCACTGATTACGGACGTAATTTCACTAGCCAGACAGTCACTCACACGGGTGATAGCTGGTCAGACGCCAATTACACAACTATTGAGGGCATATTCTACCCGCCCCGATTCACGGAAGCAGCCTGATGACACTGGATATAGCGGACATTATGCAGACATGGCGGGAGAAACTCCTGCGGGAAATAAAAGTGTCGCTGCCTGGGTATATCACAAAATATAACGACGTTACAAGACAAGCCACTATTCAGCTCAATATCAAGCCTGAGCTCAATAGACAGTTCGTTGATCCGCCCATATTGAACAATATTCCCATTCGACAATATAACGCTCCGGCTGTGCTCTTTTACGCTCCTCCGGCAGTCGGAGCACCAGTCGACGTTATTTTTGCAGATTTTTCTCTCAGCGAATACCAGGACAGCGATGGGACATCAATTATCGAACCGGAGGACACCACAAAACACGGACTGAACAATGCTTATGCTGTCTTAGCCCCGCAATCCGCTAAAAATCAACACAGAATTGATGACCCGACGTTACCCGGTATTTATCTTCAAGATGACGCGAAATTGTTTTTGGGGCGTCTGGGAGGAGGAGAAGAGGAAGTTTTGAATTTGGTGAATCAGGTTGCCAATGCTCTCACAGATCTGGCAAATTATATAAAAACAGAGATCACATTCACTCATTCACCGGGAAGTCCGAGCGGACCTCCGACGAACGCCGCCTTGCTAGAACCAATTCTGGAACAATTAACTCAAGCTAGCGCAGGACTGCAAAGTCTGGGAGATATCAAAGAAACATAAAAAATATCTCCTTGTCATGCCGAACTTGATCCGGCATCCAGGCAGTTTTATACTACCAGACTTCCGCCATTTCTCCGCATGTCGGGCATTTTACGCGAGCACCGTGTTTGTATCCGAGACTGCCGAGAAAACCACAAACCATCGTCATTCCCATGAATGCGCCATAACCACCGTCATTTCCGTGTTTTCCCGTCATTCCCGCGCAGGCGGGAATCCAAACGGATGTCGACTATTAAAAAAACATAACAATGCCTAACAAACTTAAAATATTGTTACTCTGCCTGTTCTGCCTATCTGCATGTTCTCAAAGACTCACTAAACTCGAAGCGGACATCAGTTCTCTAAAAAAACAGAGAATGCATGACGAAACTAATCATAGTTTTCTCTTATTTTCCTTAGTACACCTAAAGGAATTGAAAGCACTCAAACATGAACATCCTGAAGACGTCAAACATATTTACAAAGAATTAGCATCTAATAAATCTACGTTTTTCATCTTTAATAGCAAATATATAGTTTATCAAAGAGATGAAAAACTATGGTGCTCTTCCAGCTTTCCAGGAGAACGCTCTTATCCTGTCGTGAATTTATCCGCAGGCGTCATTTTTTGTTATCACATAGACGATTCAGATGACCGTGTCACTGGATTCGGAGATCCCTATAATTTAGACAAAAAATAACCATGACCATAGACTATAAAATCACCCGCAATCCTCTCACAGACAAACAAGAGATGAGTTTCGTAAACGGTGATTTCGAAACCATCTCTGGCATAGACGAATGCGCTCAGCGAATTGAAACAGCTCTGAAAACCGTCCTGGGAGAATATAAATTCGATCTGAAAAAAGGGCTCCCCCTCTTCGACCAGATTTTCCGCAAAACTAACGATCCGACGCTGATTCTCGGATATTACCGGAATGCCCTTCTTAAAGTCCGCGGAGTCAAAGCAGTTACTAAACTAATAATAGAGCCCGACGGCGAACGTCAGTATAAAATCATTTTCAGCGCTATATATCAGGACGACACTATCATCAACGGAGAAGTCTAATGCCGATAGGAACAATATTATTTGAAGGAGTCGAGTACGGCCTGAATGACGAAGGCTTCACCGTCATGCCTCAGCCAGTTTGCGAACGCTATACTCTGTCGAGATTAGAAGTCATCTATGGCGATCAGATAGCTGTTGAAGATATTGACACTGACGGCAGATTCGGACAGTTGATTCAGGGGGAAAGCGAACAGCTTGCAATTAATTTCGAAATAGCCCAGTCAGTCTATAAAGCCGGTGATCCGGACGAAAGCGTAGGCGCGGCTCTATATGCAAATTGCAGAATAGTGGGAGTTAATGTAAATCTAGGCACTTTTACGAAAGTCGACGTGCTGCTGTCCGGAACAATAGGAACCGTGGTTGCGGCCGGAAAACTCGTTTCCATCTCCGGAGATCCGAAGTTCGAACTCCTGGATGAAACCGAAATCGAAGCCGGCGGGACCCTGGCCCCGTTTCAAGCCCTGAAGCGCGGGATAGTCAAAGCCCTGGCCGGACAAATTAATATTATCGAAACTCCCGTCACCGGCTGGACCGGCGTCACTAATCCGGCAGACGCGGTGATAGGCTCGGAAAAGGAATTGGACAGCGCACTGCGGGTCAGACGTAGAGAACAGGTAACAAGCGGCGGATCCGGACGGGTGGATGTGATCTATCGTAAAGTTTCCAACATCCAGGGAATTACTGAAGTTTTCGTTTTTGAGAATGATACCGACGATGTAGATGAACGCGGGCAGCCTCCTGGAACACTAGAAGTTGTAGTAGACGACGGGCTTGATTCCGACGTCGCGCAAGTGCTCTGGGATAATAAACCCGGCGCGACGCGGTATGTGGGAAATATTGAATATGAAATTATCGATTCCCAAGGTTTTCCGCACACCATGCGCTGGTCACGAATAACATTCGTAGCTATTTATGTTACATATGAAATAGAAGTTGATGAAACGTTCCCTTACGATGGCGAGGACCAGATCAAGGCCAATACGGTCGAGAGAGGTGACGCTCTCGGTAGAGGCGTAGACGTGACAATACCATTTTTGCAAGGCAATCTGGCCGATATCCCCGGTATATTGTCGGAAGTGATTTATGTCGGTCTGGCTCCTGATCCAACTGAATCAGACAATATTCCAATCAGCGATACCCAGCGATCTGATTTCGACACATCCAGAACAATTGTCAATTTCACTCCATAATTTTTATTTTATGCCCCGCCGCTTGCGGCGTCCTGTCATCCCGGACTTGATCCGGGATCCAGTCAACTTCTTTTGTTGCAATTATGATGTTAAAAGGATATGGTAGCTCTATTATTTACCGAGTCAACTTTTTCAAGTCCGAGAGTTTTGATTGACACCAGAGCTCGTAGAGTGATGTCCGGATTGTTTGAGAGAAAAAGAAAGCGCTCGGAATTGTTTAGTGACCAAGACGGTCTATCACCCGTCGCGGGAATGGCGCGTGTCAACGCCGTCTGAATGGTTCCGAGCGTTTTTTTTTGCTCTCAACATTCAGGCGCGGCCTCTTATAAGAGAGGCAGATATGGACCAGAATATTGATAAATGTTCGAAATGTTTAGAAACTATGCGATCCGAGTTGCTCCGGCAAGCCGAAAGTCACCAGCAAGCAGCCAGGTCGCGCACAGCAGATTATAAAAACACACAGAAACCGGAGATATTACATGATGCTCTAAGGCTCTCTTTTACGGCGGAAGCTCTGGCAAACGTCAGCAACGCGCTGACTCCTGACAGAGTGGAAAAATGGCAGAGTGAGCACTCCGTCATTCCCGCGAAGGCGGGAATCCAAACGGACAACAATAATCAAATAACATAAACTTTAAGTTTTAAAGCAAAAAAAAAGCGTCAGGACCGGACAGTCCTGACGCCAAATGACATTTAACGCGAATCAAGCATCAAACAAGGACAATAGTATTAAAATGAAAAAAAAGAAGCAAGAGATAAAATTACGACAGATGAAATTCGGAAAAGGTAAACTTTTTACAACGCTGATAGATAACGAAATCTGCGTTGATATGCATTCCGTAATAGCTGGAATGGGCCTGCAATGGGGATATTACGCGATAGCATTATTGCAGGATCAAAACTGTAAAAGAGTATCCATCCCATTCAACGGCGATGATAAATATGAAGTTTTTTTCATGCCACTGGATACATTCAAACAATGGCTCTCTGATATTGATCCCAATACAGTCAGTTTGCCGGTGAGAGACAAAGTGCTCTATTTTAAAAATAGCTGTTTTCTCAGACTACAAAGTTTCTGGAACAAAATTCAGGAGAGGGAGCAGTATAATGTGCGATGATGAAAATTTTGAATATGCCGGTGATTGCATAGTTTGCAATGGTCCTATTAGTCTGGACGATCTGGCTACCTGTACCCAGTGCGGGAATACTTTTCATATAGATAAATGTGGAGAATTGAATGTTGAAGATGGCATTTTTCATATAGATAAATGCGAAGAATGGAATGCTGATGATGATCCTATTTGTCGTCATTGCCTGAATAATGAAACAGCGGTTTTTATATAGAAAATCATGGAATATCAAGACAATCGTAGCGAGGGCCAAGTCAATGCTCTGACCGCCCATATCCGGGAATGCGAGGATTTTGACAAATTCGTGCAAATTTTCGGCATCAAGCATCAAGTAGCCGAAGATTTGTTCTACGGACTGTGGAGCAGGACCAGGTTCGGAGACGCCGGAGCCGCGCAGCTCGACGTCTACGGCAAGCATTTGGTCACTGGCCGAGAAGGCCGGGATGATCCCACTTATCAGACATTGCTGGAGACACGCTACGAATTGTTCCAGACATCAGGTGAGCCAGAGAACATGATTATCAGACTCAAAGAGCTGACTGGAACTATTCTGCCGGTGAAGTGGGATGACACATATAAACACCGCTGCAACAATATGATTGCGTTTTTCGCTACCCTGGAAGAACTGGAAGCAGTCAACCAGGAATATGTAATAGCTGAGATGAAAATAGCAAAACAGGGCGGTCAGGGACTGCGCATCGCGCTGGCCCTTGAGCCGGCTTTCCGCTTCGGCACTGGCGATGCTCCTACTCTTGACAGCGATTCCGGATTCGGCAGCGGCCAATTCGTCGAAGTTATAGTAGAGTATTAATTGTGATTCCCCTCCGTCATTCCCGTGTTTCCACTCCGTCATTCCCGCGAAGGCGGGAATCCAAACGGACTAACAACAATAAAGCAACAAAACCACATGTCAACAATCCCCGACCTAAATGATTTGCGCTGGGCAACGGACGGCGGCACAAAAACCGAGCCGCCCACAGCCAAAAAAAATACAGGATTTGTAACCAGAGAAGAGCCTTCCCCCACTAATTTCAATTGGACACTCAACAAAACATTCGACCGCCTCAAATTGCTTCAGGGATCTGAAAACCATAAAATCGTCGGCAGCCAACTCCAAAAAGACAATTTTACGGCCGATTTGCTATGGAGCGAAGTTCTCGACGCCGCGCTGGAAGCCGGAGACAAAATCGGATTACTGGAGGGCGTCCACCCCATGGCCGCCACGAAAACTTTGAGCCTGAATAACCTGGAGCTATGGAGCCAGTCAGCCGGAGCAACAATAAACATGAACGGCTTCATACTCACTCTAAGCGGGAACGCCGTTCGCGGCGAGCTGAATATCATCAACGCCGTAGCCGGCAGCCTGGTTATTTCCGGAGCGAATGTCGAAGGACTCAACATCCGGACCAATGATCCAGCCGGTGTCGATTTCATAGGCTCCGGAACAATCAAAGTGAACGGTAAACTGATAAGCGCCGAGCTGGCCACTTTGGAAATATCGACTCAGCCGGACCATGTTCTGCTGACGGCATCCGAACAGGCTCTCTATTCCAATGATGATCGGTTTATCCGCTTTGACTCTGTTGCCGCTAATTTTAAACGCCGGGATGACACTCCGGTTACTATAGATGACGGCGACTGGGTAGTCGTCAAAAGCACCGAGACTCTAGCCGCTAACCTGGAATTCGCCGGAGATCGACTGCGAATAGAAGCGCACAAAGGTTTTCAGATCGACCTGGGAAATCAGGGAGACAATATCCCCTATGCGATTTTCATAAAAGGAAACAACTGCAAGGCGGAGCTACTGGTGCAACAAACCGTCCGCAGCCTGGCGGCTATTCTGGGCGATGACAAGGTCACTCCCATGAGCAATAGCTTGACGGCCATGGAGAATCGCAGAGTCATCAAGAATCAGGGTGAAAACAACTATATCGCCTATAACCGGGAAGTGATTTTTCGCGGCGGAGCTCCAACGGCTCATACTGATTTCGTAAAGCCCAACCACCCCTATCTGCTGGAATGGGATTCTTATATTTATGATGGAATAAAGCGGGATTTACCACTACTTCCTAATCTTGATAACACGTTCAAATGCTGGTTTACGGACATGTATTACTGGCTGGACAGACGATTTAATGAGAAATTGGACGTTCCTGATGCTACTCTGGCATATCACACTGTGACCGTCCCCTCCAGGGCAGCAAGATTCATGCGACAGGTTGGTCTGGATGATCCGGACAGACACAGCAGAACAAAACAAGAGAGCTATGACGACACGATAGCTAGTGCTGATTATACCCAAGTCAGCGACAAGATTATTTTGCAGAATAACGCCGCTAGAGACATTAAAAACGTCAAAAGCGGGCAGAGAGTGCAAGCCACTGGATTACCGGGTGGTTCTACAGGTACGACCATAGTTCGTCCCGGTTCGATAGTGACTACTCCCGGAAGCGAAAGCTTTCAAATCATGAACGCCGAAGATTTCACCCCGGTTACAGCCTCCGCCTCTGGTGATCTGACGCTCAATTTTTCTGGTATGGCGGCCGGTTCCGCACAAACGGACGCATTTCAGAATATTACGGGAAGTTTTGAAATACGTAGAGCGGAAGGGGCAGGTGCGCCACCAGTAGCATTTTTAGGAGAAAATGCTATTAGTATTACAGTTGGAGGCGGGACAATTACTGCTGCAAGCAGAGTAGAGGTAATACCTCCTGATGCAACTCTTGATTTGATTGAATTTGATGCCTCTGACTCTCCAGGAACCAGAACGGCTACCGAAAACAGGGCATTGAATTTTTTTGGAATCCCCTATTATCGGCTATGAATTTTTTTCTGTCATTCCCGCGCAGGCGGGAATCCAGTGCCTTTCAGGATATACAGGACTCATATTAATAAGTCATCCCCGCGAAAGCGGGGACGTGAATCCAGTAAAACATCACATCCGCGCAGCGGACATCAATAAAACAATATGAAAGTATACAAAACAACAGAATATCCCAATGAACCTACATTTCTGGAATTAGTCACCCAATACAGGGAATATATCCAGAAACGCCGTCTGACCGAGATCGTTCAGGTTGTAATTTTTCCGCAAAAGGTAGTTGAATACGGAGAAATACTAGAGCAGGCGCAGAAATTGACAATAGATCCGGAACCTCTTGAATTTATCGAACTGACAGAGGAAGAAGAAGCAGCATCGCTGCAACAGGTAGCGTCTCAAGAGGCTGCGGCGCAGGCGGAACAGGATGCGATCGAACAGAGAATTTCCGATGTAGACGCGGCAATCACTGATGTTGAATTCAGAGAATCGTTTATCATGCGGGAATTGCAGAAAGAAGGTTATTCCAATGATGTTTTGCTTTGGAAAATGTTCCGTCATCTTTTCAATAATGAAGTTTTGAATAGTGATTTCGATGAGATAAAAACCAAGCGAAGGCTGTTGGAGACTGAAATCCAGGCCAGAGCCAACACTTTAGGAGTTACCTATGTGGAAGCGTAATTTGTTTTTGATACTGATAATTTTTCTGACGTTTGCCTGTTCAGCAGATGATGACGATGAAGACGATTTTTTGAGCAATGACGGCGATTTTCAAATATTGATTGGCGATGCCGACAATCTCGGTTTGGGAGGGATATCAGGAAGCTCGTCATCGAAATATTTACAGGCATCCGTCGCCTCTGATCCTGATTTATTCACCGTTGACGCATCCGGAGACATTGCATTCCTGCAAGTGCAGGACGGGGAAAACAAGACAATCAGGAAGCTGAATAAGGTCTGGAAACATGATAAAAATTCCAAAGTCAAAGGCGCTTTTCTGGTTTCAGACTCGGAAACTGAAACCAGCGACTGGTATCTGGTCGATAAAAACGATAAAGCTCATAAGTTGAAGAAAAGACCGCAAAAAGGTGCTAAATGGGGAAACGCTCCGCTGTTCTGGGAGCGGGAAAAACTTTATTTTTTAGATACCCGTGACGATTTAATTGAGCTGGATATAAGCACGGATGTTTCCCAGGATATTTATCAGGTATTCCGCAGCGGAGTAAAGCAGGCCGTTATGGCTACCGGCGGTGACTGGATGCTGGAAATGTCGAGCGGAAAAATTTTGCATTGGGAGCCGTTGACTGATTTGGATACCACGATGGATGATAATGTCCCCTCAGAGTCCGACGATGCCGAAGTAAGAAAGTATTTTATTCCGCATAAAGACGGATTCCTGTTTCATGGAGAAGTGGAAGGGTATTTTTTCCGCGCATTGTTGGGGGCAGGAGGTCTGAGCGTGACGCCAGCTTACGAGAATGACGGTGATAATGTCATTATGTATGTTGCCGGTGAGTTATGCGAATATCAGGCCGTAGGAGAGGAAGAATTGATGTTTTGCGGCAACAGGTGGATTTATCAGCTAGGCAATGACGATGAAGACATGCGGGAAATAAATTTTATCTGGACTGGACATACAGCTGCTTTAAGTCCTGATCATACTAAAACTGTTTCTTCCGCAAATTATGTTTATCACTGGACTCAAGAAAGTGATATTATATCTGGTCTAACCAGGATAGATTTGAATAATGATACTTGTTCCCATTTATTTTTTAGAGATGGGGCAAGTACCGCCTGCGCTGATCCGTTTATGACTCAGCTTTACTCTATAGAGCACATGACAGTCTCGGATGACGACACGGTCCGGTTCTGCGGGCGAAGGCTGGGAGAAACTCAGTTGAAGCTGGTTGAAATAAAGGACGCGGCCGGAACGCCGGAGGTGAACGAGCAGGATATTGAGAAGTGCAGTCAGTTAATCGTTTTGTAATTAATTTTATTGTTACAAGCCGCCAAAACAGAGATGTTACTATTTTTTAGACTTGCATCGTTTCTTGAAACGCTTCAAGTCTAAATTTTTCACAACATTTCGTCAAGGTATTTTTTGAGAAGCATTATGGAGACACATATTCGCAGACAGAAATTATCAGAGGTTTCTGATATCCAAAAACGTGCGATAAAAATAGCAAACAGAGTCAGAATGCCATACACATGGGAAACCATAATGGAAAAAATACTAAGAAAAAAGAAATTATGGCCCTTGGGGCCGAAGGTAGGCGGGAGATGAAAAAAATAATTTTGGGGCTATGTATCGTGTTTTTTTGGTTTGGCGGGGTGATTTGGACTGATTATTTTGTTTTCGCTCTTTGGAAGCGCGACGCCGGCTTTCATCATATGTGCTGTTCGGAGGTTCGAATCGCTGAAAACTATTCTTTGATTGTCGTCGGGTATGATTTTCGGGCGGGCCGGTTCGTTCTCCTGGAGAGGATTTAACTTTTTAAGTCAGGCAGAGTATGTCTCGCAAACAGCACAAAAAAAAATATCGCGTTTTTGCAAAATATAAGGGCTATTCATATAATGTTGATGATATTGTTGAGCTGACTGAAGTTAGCGTAAAAGGAGCCTATTGGAGGATTGCAGCTTTCCGGAAGGGCAGGATAAACGGCAAAAAGCTTCTCAGGAAGAGTAATCGCTGGAAGGGGAAAATAACAGCCGATGGGTTAGATTTAGTTCTGTATCGGCGGCAAAAGCGTTCGAACGAATTATATGAGGCCACATTGAATGATGATCGTATCAGAAAAGCCTGTAATTGATCACCAGAGTATGCCTCGCAAAAGCGAGGCATTTTTGTATAAAGGAGCGGAAGCGACACATTATAGTTTTTTTCTTCTCTTGTCATTCCCGCGCAGGCGGGAATCTATCTTCAGTTCTCCATGTCTCTCTCGGTCTTGCCGTAAAAAATAAACACGGTTTAACTATATTTATTCTCATAAAAACTTTTGGATATCAGTTTTATTCTGAATCCTGCCAAGTGCCGAGCAAAGCATGAATCGTTCAGAGATCATATTTACCTCGTCGAATCTTGGAAATCCTGTCCAAATATTACCTTTCGGGGTTATTTTTTTTATAATTTTTCCTTTCTCGGAAACTTCCAACCAACCCCACTTTTTGGGTATATGCATGGTATTAAACAATCCGGCCGGCGTTAAATAAAAACGATAATTTCCGACTCCCATCCAGGAATGTAGCCGAAAATCCTTCTTTTTATCCGCCAGAAAATCAGCTTTTGACGTTTTACACTCAATTAGAATGCTGTCTCCGCCTTTCCATCCTATCACGTCTGACGTTTCTGCCGCGTAGGTTACTAGCTCTTTAAATGCGAACCGGCAGCGGACTGATTTCATCAACCAGCGATAGCCTATTTCAACTAATTCTTTATGCGTCATTTTTTTTAAATAATGTCGTATTTTTTCATTTGAGAGCGTAGATATGACTCTGTAGAAAGTCCTTCTTTATCAGCCTGATTTCTGATTTTTATCTTTTCATCGTCATCGGCATAAAAATTCATTCTTGTTAATAATAGTCCCGTATACCCTGAAAGACTCATTCCGACTTTTTGCGCCCTCTGTTCAAGTCTGGTTTTGTCCTCCGGACTAACATATGACTGTATGCTAATTTTGACAGGCATATTTTTTGTTTTTTTAGTTTGTCCTTTTTGCAGAATTCCTTTCCCCTTTGGCCCTTCGAAATCGTTCAGATTCCACTCTTTTTCTGTTGTCATTTTTGTTACCCCTCTGTTATTTGCATATATTCAATGATTGCCTGGAACTGCTGATTTATTATTTGATAATGATGCCTAAGAAGGCTGTTAGATTTCATAATCTCTGTGATTGACCGTTTTTCCGTAACGATCCGCGACATCGCTGTAGAAGTTTTGATTTCAAAAAGCGGAAGTTTTGGATAGTACTTCTGAAAGACTCTGCTGACTTGTTGAAATTGACCTGATTTAGTTTGATTCACTACAATTATAATATTTGGATTAATTTTCAACATTTCCTGCAGAAAGTTTAGCCCTATCGGCAGATCCCCTCTATCCGCCATTACAGGCATGATGACATAGTCCGATTGTCTCATAGCGTCCACTGCTCTATTGTCGGCCCTCCCTCCCATGTCGAATATCAAAGGAATATGATCAGGTATTTTAGAAAGATACTTTTTGAGTGATTCGTTTGTAGATAAGATTTTGAGTTTTGAAGAACTCATTACTCGCTCTGTTATTGAATACTCATCGTTTGTGACGATTCCCCATTCCAAAGTTAAAGCCAGATTTAAAGCTATTCGGGTCTTGCCTGTTCCGCCTTTGATGTTATAGACAGTTATCCTGTTATTCATGCCTGTTCTCCTTGAATAATTTTATTACGAACATAGGAGTCCGCGCTGGTTGAATTGCTATGACCAAGTATTTGCTCCAGATACTGATGTTTGCTCATATCAGGTTGAAAAATTTCGTAGCATATTTCCCCATATATAGACCTTAAGCTGATTTTTTCCGGGATTTGATCTGCGGGGTATATGAACTGAAAGGTTTTGTGGAGCAAATTACGAGGTAGCTGGCTATGGCTATATATCCTCTGATTTATTTGTTTATTACTAAGTTCCGGATTCCCTAAAGGATGATTTTCAATAACTGTTTTTAGATGTTTATGGGCTGCAATGATTTCGCGTGAATGACATAAGGTCGGAATTTCAAAAGTAGGTTTTGGGATATTTTGAGTTTTGGCTTGTCCTGTAAATTCTAAAGAATAATCGTCGTTATACGCAAAATTACCAGTTTTGATTATTTCGACAGGGCGTCTGCCAGTCAACGCGCATATCCCCATCATGATGTTGTGTATATATAATATTTTTGTTGGCACATCGAATGTTAATGATCCAGTGAGAAGTTTTTTTGCTGTAAGTATAAAATCATCAGAGTTTATTAATGTTAGTTGTTTCTGCCTGATGATTTTTTTTGATTTATATTGCTCTGTTAATTGCTGATGAGCGTTGTGTCCTGCGCTCATTTTATATAGAGCTATCTGGATATTTCTTACAGCAGGATTATGCGCTCTGATGATTCTCATCTGTTCGTTTAATGTTAAGAGGCGTGGGTTGTTCGAAATGTTGTCTATCGCCGTTTCTAGCTCCTGGGCCTGTAAACATTGCTGTCGTATGTCGTCTAATATTTTTTTCCGTTCAATTCGGTATTGTTGCTGTAGCTGCTTGTATTCGTTCGGTAGCGCGTTTTTTAACAAGACTCTGTACTCTTGAACGTATTGTATAAATGTTGCTAGGGATTTTTTTTGTTGCCGCAAGAAGAATAGCTCTTTTTCGGTAATATTCCCCATACTGATATTGCACTGAATATCAATGATTTTGTCTAGGATGTCAGCCGGCGATTTTTTCTGTTGTCCTCCTCCTGTTGTTGCGGCTTGGTGTATGAGCTGTTTTAGTTCCTGTTTCGGCAGCATCTGTATAACTGATACTATGTTTAACGTCGTTATATTGTTTATGTATTTGCGCTGACGGGCTATTCGCTCGCGTGTTTGTTTTGTTACTTGCTTCTGTCCCATTAGCAACCTCTTCTCTTTTGCTTTATAATTAAGATTGATTTGAAATAAATCGAATCAATTTATATCAATTCATGCTGAATCAAAGTAAATCACATCAAATCATAAGCGGGCTAGAATTGTCAACAAAAAAAAAGAATCGACTATGAATGCAACAAAAATTAACGCGCTAAACGGCAGCAAGAAACAGTTAATGCCGCAACAAAAGTTAACGCAACGATAATTAACAACATAATCATAACACGAATAACACAGGCAGCGTAACAAAAGCTAACGCAACAAAAATTAACAACATTAACTGCAACAAAAACTGACACAAATCAGTGTTTTGCAACATCTACGAGGTAAAAGT